ATCTTGCGCACACTACAGCCAGATTTGGAGACGGGGGGTTCTATCTCACCGCTCGTCACCGCTTCGTCACCGTGCTCAATCCCAGTAAAGACGGGGGTTGTAGACACTCTTGGAGACTTGGAGAGATACTTTTCTAAAAAAAATATTTACAGAGTAATTCTGGGTAAGAAATAGGCTCTTTCCCGCTTCACCACTGGCTTTGCGGCGGATCAGGGGTGGGGTGGCTTAGAAAAAGTTTGTCGAATTCTAGTCTCCATCTCTCCCAGCTCTTCACTCACTTCACTCATCGTAGTATTGCTCCATGGATCTGAAACGCAGAGGCAGGAAGAAACCATGGATTGCATCCAAGCGTGGCCGCGGGGATCGCAATTCAGAGGATGGCTCCTTGCGGAAGTCCTTTGACAAGACCAACGCACAGTCCAACCCGCTCTACAAGACCGCTCAGTGGCAAGCCACGAGGGATGCGGTGCTTTACAGGGATCCTCTGTGTGTTTGGTGCCTGTCATGCGGCATCGCCACAGAATCCACTGACGCCGACCACTTGATTCCGTCCAGCTCCCTAGACAGTCATGCCGACTTCTTCGATCAGACCAACATCGTTGGCAGTTGTAGATCATGCAACAGCAAGCGTGCCAGCTACAGCGCCAAGGGAGTCTACTTTGAAACACAACAGGAATGGGAGGATTACCTACGCCGTAAGCACTTCCACAAAATCAATCGAACGTGAGCCTATATGAAATTGTGCCACTAGCCATTTCGGCACTCAATGAGCATGAATCGATCACGAATCTGGTGCCGGCGGACCGGATCAGCTTCGCACGCGCTGCTCAGTCGGCTGAAAAGCCATACATCGTACTTAACATCTCTACCACGGACTACTACGCCACCTTTGATGACGAGATTGCTTCTGGCAACTATCGTATCAACTATTTGGTGTACGCCCAGACTGCCAGGAAGGCTTTGCAAATCCATCAGGCCGTCATCGATCGGATGAAGGATTACGAGAATAACCTCTACGATGTCCGTATTGCCGACGAGGCTTACTTCGTAGATACGGACTACGTCCACAAATCCACCGTGTCCACGGTATGGCGCAGCAACCTTGGCGCATGTGGCTACACCGACATCCGTGAGCGGGAGCTGATGAATGCGGCCAGGACTGCCTATCAGTTCCAACCACCATGGAATGGCAACGATCCTAACTACGAAGGTTCCGTATACTGGCACCTTGCCAACGGCACCTACGACTACGAGCCTCCACGACGGATTGAAAGGGTTGCAATCAAGTCTAAGAAGTACTCTAGCAACGCCCTCAACCAGAAGCTTCAAACGCTGAATGCATTTGATAATTACTGGAGGTTTACCAACGACAGGGGAGAGCAGTACACGGAAAGTTTTCTTGTTAGCTCCGACAACACGAGCTCCAATCCAAGGTACTGCATTGACCATTTGACGGGGATTGGCATCTATGTGCAGCGGGCTAACGAACTGTTCAATGACGCAGCCCTTGGTACATGGCAGGAAGCCATTGACCATGCCAAAAACTTCTCTTACGCCACCTATGACGACTGGCGTGTTGCTAGCATAGCCGAGTTCACAGCCCTGTGGGACTATAACGACTTCTTCGACGCATGGGGAGGCGTGTATAGTCCATGGACGGATCCAGGTATCCGCAACTATGGGGGGCGCTTTTGGCTTGGCGACTACACGAAAGACAACACGTACAACTTTTTCGTGACTAATTCCGCCACATTTTCTTCAACCGCTAGCACGACGTTCACCTGTCACCACTACCTCTGTGTAAGAAATCACTACGTATAATGAGTAAGGAATCAGTACTTCAAAAGATGCGGCAAGAGGCCGCTAGCGTGATGAGCTCGGCCGAGGGCGATCAAGTAAAATCCGCCTTGGACAAGATGGGAAAGGGTGATTTAGAGCCAATTTTCCACCTTGATGACGATGGTCACCGCCTATTCAGCATTGTGGTCGACTACCTAGACGACAGGGGCTTAATTGAATCTGTTGACGTGATCACGTGCACGATGCTAGCCAAGAGCCTTGCTCTGTACATCGCTGTCGCTCGCCACGTCCACGGCTTCGGTGACGTTATTCAGGTCTACCCCAACGGCACTAGCAACGTAAGCGGCGCCTTCACCGCACTTTCCAAGGCCCAGGATCAGGTTTTGAAGCTCAGCGCCAAGCTAGGTCTCAGTCCCATGGACCGATCGCGGATCCTTGGCGCAGCGTCGAATGCGATGGCTGCAAAGGACAAATCTCAACAGGGAGACGATATTGATGATCTGATGTAAATGGCTGGCGTCGATGTATCCTCACTGAATCGGATGTGGGATTATGTCGATGACGTGATCTCTGGCCGAATTATCACTGGATTTTACATAAAAAAAGCGTGCGAAAGGCTCCTCACTGACCTTGAAAGGGAAGATTGGGAATGGACATTTGACATAAATCAAGCTTCCCGATACGTCAATTTTATTGAGCGTGTATGCCTTCATACGAGGGGAGAGCATGGTGGAAAGCCATTCATACTGGCTCCATGGCAGGTCTTCTTTGTAGGCCAAATTTTCGGTTGGGTGGCCAAGAATGACCCCCAACGCAGGAGATTCACCACCGCCCACCTCTTCGTTGCCCGTAAAAATGGTAAATCGCAGCTTGCCGCTGCCATCGCCCTTGCTATGGCTGTGCTTGATGGTGATGGTGCGCCACAGCTAGTTACGGCTGCTACGAAGCGCGATCAGGCTCGCGAGGTATTTGATGAGATATGTCGCTGCATCAAGGCTAGCAGTACGCTATCCAAGCGATTTAGCGTCCAAAGAGCGGAGGTGAAGGCTCCCAAGAGCGGAGTTATCAAGCCGCTGAGTTCTGACGCAAATACCCTTGACGGTCTCAATCTGAATCTTGCTGTGGTGGACGAATTCCATGCCATGAAGAACGCGGACCTGTACCGAGTCTTAGCCTCTTCTATGGGATCCAGGAAGTCGCCTCTGATGCTCGCCATTACAACAGCTGGCTTTGTAGCCGATGGGCCATGTGCCATGTTTATGTCTGCTGGAAAGATGGTTTTGGACGGCATAAGGGACAACGATAGGCTTTTGATTCTGCCTTACGAAATTGACGAGGGTGATGAATGGGATGACGAGGAATCCTGGGTGAAGTCGAACCCCAACATCGATGTCTCCATCTCCCGGGAATATTTGCAAACGCAATGCAAGAACGCAAAACTTTACGGAAGTCGCTCGGTGACCGAGTTTATGGTAAAGCACTTGAATGTATTCGTTGGTTCCAGCGCAATTTGGATCCCCGACGACGATTGGATGTCGGACGCGAACTGCCGCGAGGCTCACGTTACTCACGTCATAGACGGGAAAACGAACAAACCCGTCGCCTATCTCGGTCTCGATTTGGCCGCAACTGATGACATAACTGCTGTAGCTATATGTACAGGCAGCGAGGATTTGGGTTGGGGAATTGTCATGCACTACTTCCTACCTCAGCGGGCTATAGAGAGAAGGGTGGACAAGGATGAGAACACGATGTACATGAAATTCAAGGATCTTCCCAATGTACACGTAACTCCAGGCAACGTAACCGACTACAACGTCATCCGTCGTTTGATTAGCGGGAACTACATCCTCGATGGCAAGGTCCAATACGACAAAGACAACCTCTCTGAAAAGTACCTGATTAAGGGCGTCGCCTACGACAGGTGGAACAGCTTGAACCTGATCCGCGACCTAGAGGGTGATGGGGTTGCATGCGACCCATTTGGCCAGGGATTTGCTTCCATGTCGTTCCCTAGCAAGGAATTTGAAAAAGCAGCCCTTAATGGCTTGCTTGTTCATGGAGGTGATGAGGTTTTGCGCTGGATGATGGGCAATGTTGAATTGCGTTATGACCCCAGTGGAAATATAAAACCAGACAAAGCTAAGAGTGGGGAGAAGATCGATGGTGTAGTTGCAGCGATCATGGCTATTGGTGAGGCTTTGACCTATGAAGAGGATGCGCCTAGCAGCTTCGAATTCTTTATGAGCGTAGTTGGTGTGTAAAATATAATATCTCACATTACTAATTATAAGTTTGCACAAACTTAGCACGTGCAATCTAAGCCCAGTATTTTTCGACGAGCATATGATGCGCTGTTCAAGCGAGCCACATACCTTCCTGGGGTAAGTACTCTGAGAACAAATTATGTCCGTCTTTACGGTGAGGGCTACCACCACGGCAGCGACGCTCTTGAGATCTCGGCTGTATATGCTTGCGTTAGCAAGATTGCTGATACTATCGCTAGCCTGGAGGCGTCTGTAGTTCGTGTTGGGGAAGGAGGGGGCAGGCAGGTCATCGATCAGCACCCAGTGCACAGGATGATCTCTCGCGAGCCAAACCAATACATTGGCGCTTATGAGTTCTGGCAGATGATTGTCAGCGACGCGCTCATTCACGGCCACGGATTCGCCTATATCGACCGATCGGAAGGTAAGATGTACCACATCCCTTCCGCCATCATGACTTATGTCGTTCACCCAGAGACTGGGGAGAAGTGGTACAGCTACGATGGTGCGCCAGGACCCATTAAGGCTTCGGATATGTTTGAGATTTCGGCGTTCCGAGGTCTCAACCCCACCAAGATTCAGTTGCAAAACCTAAGCACTGCAAAGTCTGTCCAGGATTTCGGGTCTAAGTTTTTTGAAAATGGCGGCATGCTCGGCGGCATCCTCTCCACCAAGGAGTATATGGACCCAGAGCAGATCAAGCAAGCCACCGACATGTGGGAGAGGGAATACATGGGTCGCCACAACGCGCACAAAATCGCGATCCTAGGTGGGGGATTCCAGTACCAGCCATTGAGTATCCCTCTGGAGCAGATGCAATACCTCCAAGTGAAGAAATATTCCACAGAGGAGATTGCGCGAATCTACCAGGTTCCACCAGCCATGATTGGCATGGAGAACAACACGGCGTACAACAACTACGAACAACAGGTCCTTCAATTCCAGCAAGGGACGATCCTCCCATGGGTGCGACGCATTGAGATGGAAGTGGAGAGAAAACTCCTTTCGGATGACCCACGACTCCAATGCGTCTTTAACGTCGACACCCTCTTGCGAGGGGACAGTAAGTCAAGATCAGAATACTACCACACCCTCTTGCAGGATGGAGTTTTGTCCATCAATGAGGTTAGGAGCAAGGAGGGACTTGGCCCTGTTGATGGCGGCGATAACCACCACATCCAAGTAAATATGATCCCGCTGGACCGCATGCAGGATTATGCTGATTCAGTAACAAGCAACAACAATGGAAGAAGTAACTCAGCCGGAACAACCGAAGAAGCCGAGAGCGAAGACATACAATCTGACGATCAGTAACGTATCGCACCATGGCGGCCTAACCTGGTCGCACGAACACAAGGGTGATATGGAGGGGTTCGTCGATTCAATTGACGAGGCTTTGAAGTCAGCTCCTCAACACATCCGCATGTGCGACATTGATTCGCTCAAGTCAGCCATTGTTGATGGCGTGGAATGGACTTGCCGCGTTGGAAAATGCGTCTATAGCTACACGCTGAAGAAGTAATGGCGCAGACCTTTGGTGGATATCCCTCTTCAGCTAAGGCGGCAGCCCGCCGCGCACTTGATCACCGTGAAAAAAACGGCAGCAAGTGTGGAACTGCTGTGGGGTGGCAGAGAGCCAATCAAATCGCTTCTGGCGAAAAGCTCAGCCTATCCACCATCAAACGTACTTATAGCTTTTTGTCTAGAGCAGAAGTCTATAACAAGGGTCGCTTCACCGATGAAGACGGCCGTGAAATCTGTGGCAGCGTTATGTACGCAGCATGGGGAGGGTCCTCTATGCGTAGCTGGTGCAGTCGAATTATCAACGAGAACAAATAACCCGAAATGGCAAACAACGTAGAAAAGCGTTTTGTCCAGGCCGACCTTGAGGTCCGTTCTGAGGAGGGCAAGCCCACTGTTGTTGAGGGCTATGCTGCCGTCTTTGGTGACGAGACTGTGATCGGCGGGGCATTCGCTGAACGTGTAGCTCGCAATGCCTTCGAAGGAGCGAACATGAGCAATACTGTTGCGCTATTCAATCACGACATGAACCAACCTCTGGCCCGCGTGGGTCACGGATTGGAGATTGAGGTTGATGAGCGCGGATTGAAGTACCGCTTCGAGCTTGGCAACCAGAGCTATGCTAAGGATTTGGCAGAAAACATCCGCATGGGCAATGTTACCACTAGCAGCTTTGGCTTCACGGTCAAAGAGGATAGCTGGGAGCGCCGCTCTGATGGACTGAACCTCCGTACTATCGAACAGGTAGACCTTCTTTTTGACGTTTCACCCACCACCCAGGGGGCATACCCCACCACTGAGGTTGGTCTCCGCTCTATGGAAGCGGCTTTGACTAACGCGGAGGTTGCAGAGCTGGAGGAAGAGGTGCTGCGAAGCGAAGAGGAGGTGTTGGAGGAGGATTCTGCTCCTGCCGCAGAAGAAGACTGTGGTTGCGAAGACAAGGCTATCGAACCCGTTCAGCGGGCAGAAGATATGTCTGACGATGAGGAGGAAGAAGGGGAAGAGGAAGAAACTGAAGAACGCATCGTAGAAGAGGTGCTTGTGGATCAATCTATCCTTCCACATCCCTATGGACTAGAAGAAAACCCTGAGCCGGAGGCTCGATCTAATAACAACAATTCCAAAGAAATGGAGAACAAAGAAAAGAACGCTCCGGCCTACATCCAGGGTCTGGGCGACGTAGCTGAAAAGCTGCAAAAGCGTTATGACTTCGGAAAGGCTATCCGTGAAGCGGCACAAGGTCGCTTGACTGGCCTCGAAGCAGAAATGAACCAGGAGGCTCGCGCAGAGTTCACGGGTTCTAAGGTGAACATCTCAGGCGGCATCAACGTGCCTTCTAGCATGCTCACATCTCGTGCTGCTATCGGTGTCGCAACCGTCGACAACACTAGCGCTGGCGGCACAAGTTCTGCCGCGTTCGGTGGTACGATTGGCAAAGTTGACTCAGGTCTTATCGGATCATTCCAGCCAGCCGACTTGGCTTCGCAGTTGGGTGTCCGCAATCTCACGAATAGCACTGGCGACATCGTCTTCCAAGTGCAGACTACTGATCCAGCTATTGGTACTCCAGCTGAGGCCGCCGCTTACGCTGCCAACAACCCAGCTTTTACGGCCCGCACACTGCAGCCCAAGCGCTACTCAGCTCACGTGCAGGTGACGGAGCAGCTCTTGGCTCAGAGCAGCCAGGACATGGGAGCGTTCATCGCGCAAGAGATCCGCAAGGCCGTCGATGCCAAGTTCAGTGTGGACGTTCACACTGCGATCTTGGCTGCTGCTGACGACGTTAACACGGTTGCAACATACAACGCTACGACTAACAACGTTTCCGACTTGGAGGCGGAGCTCTTGGGTACCAACGTGGATTTGATGAACGTCCGTATCGCAGCATCACCCGTAGCTTACCGCAATGCTCGCAGCGCTTCCTTTGACACTGGGTCTGGCTTGGTATTTGCTGGCTCACCACGGGACCGCATCGCTGTTATTGGTTACCCAGCGGCTGTCAACGCAAAGGTGTTGAACGATGGTTTGTACATGCTTGACGTCACTCAAATGGTACAGGCCACGTGGGGTGGTATGAACCTGATTATCGACCCATACACGGACGCTGACAAGGGTGTGGTTCGAATCATTGCAAACCTCTACCGCGACATCGTTACCCTCAATCACTCGGCGTTTATTGGTTACGACGACGGTACGGCTTCCGCCTAATAACTCATAACTGAAACTGGGGCCAGGAATTGGCTTGGCCCCATTTTTTACTTACATGCACATCAAGGTAACACGACAGGACGGACAGAGCGCATTGCGCCTTTTCTACGCCATGGAGCCAGTATTGGAGGATCCTGCTGAAGGTGAATCCCTGGCAGAGGTGGAGGAGGCTGCCTATGCGCTTCTGCGTAGTCACGTCCGAGCCATTGATGATTCGGAAGACTCACTACTTCTGACATACCTTGAGACTGCATTGGACTATATGGAGGCTCTTACCAACCGCATCCTTGGCCTCAGCGATGTGGTGGTGTACGTCAACCGTGACGAACTAAAGAGACCTTTCGTAGTGCACCGCGTGCAAGACGTGCTTAGACTGTGGAAGCTTGAGTACAGAAGCCTCGATGCTGATAGTGTGGCTCCATGGTCCAAGCCATACAAGATGTTTGAGCCCACGTTGCCTGACGTGGTGATCAGCACCAAGCTATCTGGCTTGAGCGATACTGCTATCGCCATGGAGAGCAGTGATCATACGGCATTCAATATGTACTTGGAGCTGACCTCTACCAGTGGCTTGACGCAAATTCTATGCGACCTTGAAAAACTCAACGAGGCGTCTGGGGCATATGTTAATGAAGGCGAGAATCAGGTTGTCATAAACACTTTTAATAGCACCAGCATTCTGATTCACTCCGCTACGGGTCAAGGGCACAACCACGAAAGAGGGACCTACCGGTGGAAGATCCAGGTGACGGACAGCGAAGAAGACCCATCCACCAACTACCTGTACTTCACCATTCATAACGGAACAGATTTTGACAATATCATCATCACAGACCGTTACCCATGCTACTTCGATCTTAGCAAGTACCAGGACGCCATTGGCTCCACGCAGCTGTATGCTACCGACG